CTCCGGTCTGCCCGTTGCTACCGTCATCAACGCTGCTGACATTGTTCCGTTTGTCCAATCTGGCACAACCAAGAGCATTACTAAGACGCTGCTGTTCACCAGCCCGACAATGGTCACGCCTGTGTTGGGCGCAGCCACAGCTACAAGCCTTGCAGTGTCTGGTTTAGCAACTGTTGGCACAACCTTTGGCGTAACTGGCGCTACCACTCTAGCTAGCACCTTGGCTGTAACTGGCGTGTCCACGTTAACAGGTGGTGCAGTCATCCAAGGCATGACAGTAGGTTTGGGCCTTGCCGCAGTTGCCTCAAACACGGCGGTGGGTTTTGAAGTTCTTCAAGCCAATACGACCGGCAATTCCAATGTTGGCGTGGGTTATCGAACCTTGCGTTTAAATGTAGCTGGAGAATACAATTTTGCTGGTGGTTATGACACATTAAAATCAAATAATAGCGGAGTAGAAAATACGGCAGTAGGGGCGTTAGCATTGTCTGCAAATGCTGGTGGGGCTTACAACACCGCTGTAGGTTTGTCTGCACTTGGAACACAAATTAGCGGAAGCCGTAACGTAGCACTAGGCTACTACTCTGGAAATTATGAGACAGGCTCAAACGCCTTTTACATCAACAATCAAGACCGCACCAACACCGCAGGAGATAAAGCAAGTTCGTTAATGTATGGCACGTTCAACGCCACAGCGTCTAGCCAAACTTTAGCAATCAATGGCACGTTGGCAGTCTCAGAAATTACAGGCACAAGGGCAGCAGCAACAACAATTGCAAGCGCAGCTACGATTGCGCCAATAAAAGACATCACTTTTATTTCTGGAACCGCAGCCGTTGTAACTATCACTGCAATTGCCCCGTTTACCACTGGTGGCGGCACAATTACTTTGATTCCAACTGGCGCTTTTACTTGGACAACCGCAGGCAATATTGCTGTGGCAGGAACTGCTGTAGTTAATCGGGCATTGACAATGACCTACGATTCAGCCACAACAAAGTGGTATCCGAGTTACGTCTAATGAAATCCCCCATCCTCGGTTCAGCCTATGTTGCCCGTAGCGTCAATGCTGCGGATAACAGGATGGTCAACCTTTTCCCAGAAGTCGTCCCAGACGGAGGAGAGACAGGCGGGTTTTTGAACCGAGCGCCTGGGCTTGACTTTCTGGTGACGGTTGGGACAGGGCCAATACGGGGCTTGTGGACGTTTAACGGCGTTGGCTATGTGGTTAGTGGCACGGAACTTTACAGCTTCACCACGGGCTATGTAGCCACCTTGCGTGGCACGGTAGCAGGCACTGGCCCGGTCAGCATGAGCGACAACGGCACTCAGTTGTTCATTGCAGCCAACGGGCCGGGTTACATCTACAACAGCAGCACGGCAGTCTTTGCCCAGATTACTGACGTTGACTTTGCTGGTGCGCTAATCGTTGGCTACCTAGACGGCTACTTTGTCTTCATTCAGCCGAACAGCCAAATATTTTGGCTAACGCAACTGCTGGACGGATCATCAGTTGACCCGCTTGACTTCGCCAGTGCCGAGGGTTCGCCTGACGGTTTGGTCAGCATGATTATTGACCACGGGCAGATTTGGCTGTTTGGCACTAATTCAGTCGAGGTTTGGTACAACTCTGGCGCTGCCGACTTTCCCATGACCCGCATCCAGGGCGCGTTCAATGAGATTGGCTGCGCTGCGGCCTTCTCTGTTGCCAAGCTAGACAACGGCATCTTCTGGCTAGGCGCGGATGCGCGAGGCCAAGGCATCGTCTACCGGGCCAATGGCTACACCGGCACTCGGGTCAGCACCCATGCCATTGAGTTTGCCATTGCCCAATACGGCGACATTTCTGACGCCATTGCCTACACCTACCAGCAAGAAGGCCATGCTTTCTACGTCCTGACATTCCCAACCGGCAACGCCACTTGGGTTTACGATGTGTCTACCCAGGCATGGCACGAACGGGCTGGGTTCGACAACGGCCTGTTTATGCGCCACAGGTCAAACTGCCAGATGGCGTTCAACAGCCAAATTGTGGTTGGCGACTACGTTAACGGCAACATCTACGCTTTTGACTTGGATGTGTACGCTGACAACGGCGACATTCAAAAGTGGCTCCGCTCATGGAGGGCGCTGCCGTCAGGCCAAAACAACCTCAAACGCACGGCCCACCACACTTTGCAACTTGACGCTGAAACAGGCGTTGGTCTGGGCATCACGCCAGAGCAAACTGCTGACGGCATCATCACTGAGTTGGCAAACGTCCCAGCAGCAGGGCCAAGCTACCAACTGATTGCTGAGTTTGATTGGGAGTATCTGGCAACCGAGTCGGGCCTTGAGATCATCACTGAACCATCCCTAGGTCTGCCGGGTGAGAACTTGGTGACTTTTGCCTACACCGGCCCAGACATTAACGGCGCGGATATTGTTACTGAGTCATTTCCCGCCACCCCAGGCTACGACCCGCAAGTCATGCTCCGTTGGAGCGACGATAGCGGTCACACTTGGTCAAGTGAGCATTGGACAAGCATGGGCAAGATTGGTGAGTACGGCTACCGCACGTTTTGGCGGCGGCTTGGTTCGTCTAGAGATCGGGTGTACGAGGTCAGCGGCACTGACCCGGTAAAGATTGCCATCATGGGCGCTGAGTTGGTGTTGAGTCCAACGTCAAGCTAGTATGGCAAACGTCACCCAAATTCCTGCGCCTCGGGTTGCTTTTACGCAAGACGGGCAGATCACAACCCAATGGTTTCGTTGGCTCAACAACGTCTATACCATCACCGGCTCTGGCCTTGGCATCACGCCGGTAATCAACGGCGGCACGGGGCTGGGCACAATCCCCACCAATGGCAAGTTGCTGATCGGCAATGGCACAGGCTATTCGTTGAACACGCTGACGGCTGGCGCTGGCATTACAGTGACCAACGGCGCTGGGACGATAACGGTGGCCTCCAGTGGGGTAACAAGTTTCAGCGCCGGGACAACAGGGTTTACGCCCAGCAGCCCTACAAGTGGCGCGGTGGTGCTGGCAGGCACATTGGTGATAGCCAACGGCGGCACAGGAGCCACTTCAGCCGCAGCAGCCCGAGCCAACCTGGGTGCTGGCACAGGCAATGGCACAGTAACCAGCGTAGGCGGCACTGGCACGGTCAACGGCATTACGTTGACAGGCACAGTCACTACTGCTGGCAACCTGACCCTTGGCGGTACGCTCAGTGGGGTGAGTTTGACTACGCAAGTCAGCGGGACTTTGCCTATAGCAAACGGCGGTACGGGAACAACGTCTACCACTTTTGCCAGCCTGACAACCAACGTGTCTGGTATCCTGCCAATAGCAAACGGCGGGACGGGCACTTCCACTGCTGGCGTTAGCGCCACCATTGTGACTGCTAAACTGACCGCACTTGGCGCAGACGGCAGCATGACTTTTACAAACGGTTTGCTTACAGCGCAAACTCCTGCGACTTAGGTTGGGTAACAAGGAGAACGATTATGGGTTGGGGTCAACTATTAGGTGGTGCAGCAGGCTTCTTTCTTGGTGGCCCGGCTGGTGCGCTTGCTGGCGCTGCTCTTGGCGGCGGTCTTGACGAGGCTACAGGCGGTGGGCAAACAGGCGCTGCGCGTGAGGCGGCGCAGATTGCAAATGCTTCTAGCGACCGTGCTTTGGCGTTGCAACAGCGTATGTACGATGAGGGCGTTGCTAGGTTACAACCTAGATTGACAGCCGGTAACAACGCATTAGCGCAGATGCAAAGTGGTGCGTTTGCACAACCGGCGGCGTTTTCATATGACCCATCAAAATATACGCAAAGCGCGGCAAATGCGTTTTTAACTGAGGCTGGCAATAGAAATGTACGGGCACAACTTGCAGCACAAGGCAGAATGTTTTCTGGCGGTGCGTTAAAAGCAATTTCTGATTACAACCGAAACGCAGCGTCTGTAGGTGAAAAAGAGTATTACCAACGTGCGTTAGATGAGTATAACGCCAGAGTAGCGCAGTCTAATACTGGCTACAACCGTTTGGCTGGGCTTGCTGACGTAGGCCAAACAGCAGGCACTCAAATCGGCACTGCCGGACAAAATTACGCAACCAATGCTGGAAATTTAATGACTAACCAAGGCTATAACACTGGCAACGCTTATTTAGCTGGAGAACGTGCAAGACAATCATCCTACGGCGAGATAGGAAAAGCGCTTGGGTCTGGTGGGTTTGGTAGTCTTCAAACTGGATTTAACAATATGTTCGGCGCTAGGCAACCTGCATCTTCAGCATCAAGGTATATGCCTTCTGGTGGGTATGACCCTTACCTACCCTATGGTTATTACAGTTAAGGACAAATCATGGCACTTAATTTTGGACTTCTTGACCAGGGCGGCCCGACAAATTTCTTTGAGGGCTACTCACAAGGCCAAGAGAAAATGCAGGCCAATGCAATGGCCCAGCAAAGAGCAGCGCAGGCCCAGCAAGAGTTTGGTATGCGCCAGCAGGAGTTTGCCGCTGGTCAGGCTGATAAGCAACGGGTTGCTAAAGCTGCTAGGGTTACGCAAGGATTAGCTCTATACAGAGACGCGCTACTGCGTTCAAGAGATCCTACTGCTGCTCGTAGAGTTGTGCAGATGCAATATGCAGACCCAGACATTGGCCCAATCAGGAGCCGTTTAGGTACTTTGGAACAGGCGTTAGCTGAAGTTCCGGAAGAAACAAGTGCGTTTCAAAAATACCTAGAAGACGAAGCTATGGGTATAGAGACAGTGCTTAAACAGCAAGCGGGTGACAGAGAGTTTAATACTGCTATGGGCCGCGCTCCTGCCCGTGCTGCGCCCACGCCCACGCCCACCGCCCAGGCTGCTGCTGTTGCACCTACTGTTCAAGCGTCCATAGACGACATGGTAGGCAGAGGTATACCTAGAGAAGCCATTACTGTTGAAGATGGAAAAATATATGTTGGGTCTTATGGCTCCAATGTTGTTGGCGAACCACCAATAATGGAAAAATATTTTACGCCAGAGGGGGGTTTCGCTATGCGTCCTCAAGCGCCGTTAACACCTTTGAGGGTGGCGGCTAACCAGATGGCTCCAGGCTCTGTTAACGCAATGGCTCCGCAAGCACCGGCTGCTGCTGCACCACCAAGTGAATTGCAGGGACTAATTGCTGAAAGAGATAGGCTATCAGCAATTTCTAACCAAACGCCTAGAGTTAAAACTAACATTGAAAACTTAAATAAAGATATTGAACGACTGAGTAGGTCTAAAGCGGAAATCGTAAAAGTAATTGGCGTAGCAGCCGGGACTAAAAATCCGGTTTATCTGGATGTAAACACTGATGAACAATACACTTACATTACTGGAACAGACGGAAAACAAACAAGGAAATTGTATTCTGGCGGCGTTGATAGATCGACTAGCAATGTAACTGCAACAGCTAATGCTAGATTACCTCCATTGGAGAGCGCTGAACAAAAAGGTAAAGGCGAATTAAATGTTAATTTATACAAAGTAGTTTCTGATGCAGCTAGATTAGCAACAAAAACTTTGCCTGCATTAGAGACACAAGCAAAAATTCTTAACTCAGGATTTAATACGGGTTTTGGAACGGCGGCTCAAAAAGCTGGTGCATCAGTACTGTCTGCATTGGGAGTGCCAGAAGCTACTAAATTTGCTACTGACGCGCAAACATTTTTGGCTGCTACTCAACAAGCTGTTTTGCAAAAGCAACTTGAGCAAAAAGGCCCACAAACCGAGTCCGATGCAAAACGAATTACAGATACGGGAGCACAACTTGGCAATACTGTTGACGCCAATCGTTTTATAATTGATGTAGCAAAAGCCCAATTTAAACGCGATTTAAATCAAAGAGACTTTTTTGATAAATGGTGGGCAAAAAATAAAACTTACGAAGGCGCAGAAAACGATTGGTTTAATGGCGAAGGCGGTAAATCATTGTTTGACGCCCCTGAACTTACAAAATACGTTGCATCTAAACGCAGCGAAGCTGACGCAATTCTTAAAAGGAAGTGAATATGGCTACCGCTGACGAATACGCTGAATGGATTGTTAAGAATAAATCTCTTAAGGGTACGACCGACTTTAATACAGTTGCTAAAGCCTATGAAGAAGCAAAAGCAGCCGAATCTGCTCCTGCGTCTACATTAAAGATTGTTACTAGCGCACCATACAAAGCAATAGCGGGTGCTGCGGATATTTTTTTAACCGCGCCGCAAAACATAGCAAACTTAGCCAAAATGGGCTACGGAGTTGCGGCTACTGAAATGGGACGCCCAGATTTAGCGCCAGAAGTTACTGCTCCAAATCAACCAACATCAGAACTATTTCAACGTATTGGGCTAATTCAACCGCAGCAAGGCAAAACTACGCCATTTCAACGAGGCTTGGACGTTGCAATTCAAGGCGCTACGGGAGCATTGATGGGTAGTGGGCCTGCTATCCGCGCTGCTGCACCTACGTTAATGGGTCAAACTCGCGCAGCGGGGACGATGGCTGCTATGGGCGGCGGTGCTGGGGCTGCTGGGCAAGCTGTTACTGAAGTGACCGGAGAACCGCTATTTGGGGCTGCCACCTCTATGACTGTGCCTGGGCTTGCCATCGGCGCTGCGCGCGCTCGGCAGGCCAACCTGCAAGCCCAGCAACAGCGCAACGCAGTGCGTGATTTGACAATTCGGCAAGCGCAGCAAGAAGGCTACCTTATTACTCCTGGCAGCACTACACCTAGCACACAAAACGTATTGCTTGAGAGGTTGGGCGGTAAGACAAGAACACAACAAATTTTTGCGTCAGAGAATCAACAAGTTACTGATAGGCTTGCACGACGCGCAGCAGGAATTGGTGACACTGATCCGTTGACTAGCGCCAATATGAAACAAATTCGTGAAAACGAATACAAAAAAGGCTACGAACCTTTAAATCGTATTGGTGCAGTACCTGTAGACTCGCAATTTAACACCGCGCTTGACAATGTATTGGCCGCGTACACTGGCGCCGGAAAGTCATTTCCAAACGCCATTCCTGAACCAGTGCAAAAATTGGTTAGTGGTTATCGCATGGGGCAGTTTGATTCTGCTGATGCAATTAAAGCAACACGCAACTTGCGAGATTCATCCCGCGCAAATATGGCGAAGGGGGAAAATGAATTAGGGTTAGCTCAACGCGCCATTAGCAATGCGCTAGAAGACCAAATTGAACGCACTTTGCAAAACGCCAGCAATCCAAACACACAGGCAATGCTAGATCAGTTTCGAGCGTCACGGCAACGTATGGCAGTTAGTCATGCTGTAGAAAATGCCATTGTTCAAGGTGGCGGCTCTGTTAATGCTCGACAATTAGCAAATGATCTGCAGGTTAGGGGAAGATATTTTAGTGGCGATCTTGATTTAATTGCAAAGTTTGCAAACATAGCAAGACCTGTAATGACGCCTCCAGGAGCAGCCGGAACTCCCGGTGGAGGCTCAATGCTTGGGCCTACTTTGGGTGGGGGCCTTGGGGCTGGCACGGCGGCTCTTTTTAATCTTGGGCCAACAGGAGTCTCAGCGGGGGCCATGTTGGGCGCAGCAGCACCAAACATAGTGTCCGCTGGAGCCAGAAGTTATTTGCAATCCCCTATGGGACAAAGACGGGCGTTACCCACATACGACCGCCCTGGCGTTAACGCGCTTGCGGCTAGTAACGAAGCCAGATTGCGTTCTTTAATGGGTTTGCCAACTTTTACCAACCAGCCTAGAGAAGTTACCAACGCTATGGAAATTTTAGGCGGTTCACAATGACACCCGAAGACCGCTCCCTGTTAATCTCCGACCTGCTCGTTGCTCTCAAGAGCAGTGATGCCTGTCTCAACATGGAGGAGCAACAGTGGGTCAAGAACGCCATCAAAGCGCAGAACGACATGGAAAAGCTGCGGAAGGCCATCATTGAGAAAACACTCGCCGGTCTGGTCTGGGCAGCTATCCTTGGTGTGGCCTATCTGTTTGTAGATTTCTTGCGAAACCACGGGCTAAAGATATGAACTATTACCTTAATGCCTTCAATGAGATGTTGCGTAAGCGGCAGGAGAACCAGATGGGGCGCGGTGGGGACGGGCGCAGCGCCACCCCTCAGTTTGACGCCATGTCCAACACCCAAAGAGCCTCTTATTACAGCGACAACCCTACAATGGCGGCGGTTACTCAGTTTGGTCAAAAAGCTGTAAATTACGCCCCCTTTGGAATAGGTATGGCAATGAGGGCGCAAAACGCAATGTTCCCAGACTTTGTAGCAGAGCAGGCGTCAGTTGCCCGAGGGATTGACCCTGGCACTGGTTTGCAAGTCGGCGGCTATGGTTCGCAACCGGGTACTTCTGGGATAACGCCCACTGGCTTGTACGGCGACCAGTTTGCGGGTGAGACTGCTCCAAAGTCTAGGGGTATGTTTGAGTCCTTCTTAAACGATGTTCTTCCTAGTTCCTCCGTGTCTTTGAATCCCGCACAAGTCGAGACTCGGGCGGCAACGCCCAACCCGTATGCTGGAGAAAATCCAGCCCTAAGTTCAACAGGTAGCGGTTTTGCTGGCGCTGATGTTGGCTTTGGCGGTGGGTTTGGCGGTGGTGTTGGAACTGGAACCAGTGGCGGCAGTCCTGCTGATGCTGCTGATTTGGGCTACAACCAAGGCGGCATGGTCACACCCGAACGCTTGATGGGCCGCGCTCCTGCGCCTGACGATGGCTACGGGGCGCTAAAAATTGGCGAACACGTTATTACCAAGGAGGCGGTGGAGAGGTACGGCAGACGTATGATGGACGCTATCAATAATGGCACTTTCCGCTAATCATGGAATTTCTGGAAGCACTGGCAAAGGGTTGGCCCATGCTGCTGGCGCTGATTACGCTGATTATTGTGTTGGCTAAGATGGATATCAAAATCGCCGTGTTGGAAGAAAAAGTTAAATCGTTGTTTGAGATATTTAACCGCAAAGACAAATGAAAGCCAAGCTCACCTTCTTTGTTACGCTTATGGTCAGCATGACCTTGTGTATCGTTGTCTTGTCAATGTCCGGTGTCATGTTGCTTGGACTGTTTGATCCACTCGTGGATAACAATAAGATTTTTGAGTTGGTCGGGCCTGCATTTCAAACCATTGTTGGTGGCTTCATTGGCCTACTTGCTGGCGTCAAACTATCGCACGAAGAGGAAAAGAAATGCTAACCCTACTCTCAACCCTGATCTCCTTTCTCGCTGGTGGCCTGCCAAAGTTGCTTGGTTTCTTTCAAGACCGTGCTGACAAGAAGCATGAGATGGCAATGGCTCAGTTGCAGATTGAGCGTGAGCTTGAGCTACGCAAGGCAGGTTTTGAAGCGCAGCAACGAGTTGAAGAGATCAGAGTTGAAGGTCAGGCCATCGAAGCCGAGGCATCCGAACGGGCTGCGCTGTACGCGCACGACATAGCTATCGGGCAAGGTGCTAGTCAATGGATGGTGAATCTACGCTCTGGTGTCAGGCCCGTGCTGACCTACGGTTTCTTCCTGTTGTTCGCCTTCGTGGAAATCGGTGGCTTTGTGTACGCTTGGCATCGGGACATTGCCTTTGATGTGCTGATTGCAAAACTGTGGGATGCCGACACTCAGATCATCTTTGCGTCAATCATCAGCTTTCATTTCGGTGGCAGAGCGTTTAAAGGCGGAAAAGATTGAAAGTCTCCGACCGTTGCAAGGAGATGATTAAGCACCATGAGGGAGTTCGATACAAGCCGTACCGTTGCCCAGCGCGGCTCTGGACTGTAGGAGTAGGCCATGTTTTATACCCCGCTCAAGGTCGTTTACCTTTGGATCAGAGAGACGCTTTCCCGTTGGAGCCACATGACAACCGTACTTTTTCGAGCGACGAAGTAGATGGAACCCTTGCTTTTGATCTCCAGCGATTTGAGGTTGGGGTCGCCCGACTTTTTCCTCTGGTGCTTACCCAAGGTCAAAACGATGCTCTTGTCAGCTTTGCTTTTAATCTGGGTTTGGGGGGCGTACAGCGATCAACCCTCCGTTCAAAGATTCTTCGAGGCGAGATTGAAGAAGCCGCCGACGAGTTCTTGAAGTTTACAAAGGGCGGTGGAAAGGTGCTGCCTGGCCTGGTCAAACGCCGAAACGATGAGAGGGCGCTGTTTCTCTCATAACCGCCCGGTACGCCTCAATCGCATCCTTGAGGTCGCCTCGCAGTTGCTCTAGCTGGTCTTGCTGCTGCTGGAGCCGCAGGTATGCTTCAAGCGCAAACTGGTCAAGCGTGGCTCTGTCCCAGGTGTTGAATGTTGGCGTCATGGGTGTGGGCAATCTTCTGGGACAAACGCCAAGCAGTGGACACCAGCATATTTGCTTCTCGATTTCTCCCAGCGGTCGATATAGGTGTCAGGCATCAGCGCCAGTGAACGGCTGATTGCTGATGGCTCTGCGTCTAACATCAGCGCCAGTTGCTTGGCAGTCAGACCATCAGGCGCTTGGGCCAAGGCATCACGGATTTGTTTAGACATCACCACGGGGCATCCTCATAATTCTCGGGATTGAACGGGATTGGCTTGGATGGCAAAGCCGGTGGCAGTTCGGTTGGAAAGGGCCAGTGCGAGTTGTGAAGCACGGCATTTAAGTGTTTTAGGTTGATGTTCTCACCAAGTTCTTTTTTATGTTCGTGGTTAAGTTGCCCAAACTTAACCAGCCGGTTGATTGCTTCTGCCGTTGACAAGCCATGTTGTGGTTTCATGTGTTGCGCTCCTTCAGTTTTGCGCCTGCCGCGATAAGCAAATCTTCCCACCCATGCTGCGCCGCCGCAAGTTCAAACCTATCATCATCTGTCAGACCCTGCCACGGGCGCTGTGCTGCAAAGTGGTC